CCCCGCGTAGATCTGCCCCGCGTAGATCTGCCCCGCGTAGATCTGCCTCGCGTAGATCTGCCCCGCGTAGATCTGCCCCGCGTAGATCTGCCTTGCGTAGATTTGCCCCGCTTAGATCTGCCTCGCGTAGATTTGCCTCGCGTAGATTTGCCTTGCGTAGATTTGCCCATCGTAGATTTGCCCCGCTTAGATCTGCCCATCGTAGATTTGCCCCGCGTAGATCTGCCCCGCGTAGATCTGCCCCGCGTAGATCTGCCTCGCGTAGATCTGCTTTTATTCCATAACTTTCATTATTAATCCATTTGAGGTGAAGTTCTAGTATATTTTGTAATTCTTCTTTTGTATAAGTTTTCATAGTAATAGATTTTCTGATTAATTACCATCATTTAATCATGCTATGTTTGCAAGTCAATAATAATTAGTTTTGCTTGTAATAAATGACAGGTATCAAATTCAAAAGTTTTGACGTTAAGGAGTTTGACGAAGAAACAGGCATAATTAAAGGTTACGGCTCTGTTTTCGGTAATAAAGACTCATACGGTGATGTTGTTCAACCTACAGCATTCAATAAGCTGTCAGAAAAAGGTATTCAATCAGTAAAAATGTTGTGGCAACACAATATGAAAGAGCCAATTGGTGTATGGAAATCATTTAATATTGATTCTCATGGTTTATTTCTTGAGGGTCAAATAAGCCAAGTAGTGCAAAAAGGTAAAGAAGCTATTGACCTTATCAAAATGGGGGCGATCAATGGCTTATCAATAGGTTATTACACTGTAAAAGAAACGTGGGATAATGTAGAAAAAACGCTTTTCCTTGATGAATTGGAACTCGTGGAAACTTCGATTGTTACCATGCCAGCGAATACACTCGCAAGAATTTCTGAAATAAAATCTAAATCTGATAAAATTGAATTAATAAGAACAGTTGAGAGCCTTTTGCGTGATGCGGGCTTTTCACGTAAAGACGCAATGGATATTCTTCATGGAAAACTTTACGAACCTGAAATCAAGCGTGATGCTGATAACGAATTGAAATCAATTAGAGACGAATTAGACAAACTAATAATTAATATAGGATAATAAAATGAGCGAAGAAAACGCAGTTTTAAAAGAGGTAAAGGAACAGATTAAATCTGTACATGATGCCTTTAAAAAAGCAAACAATGAAGCAATCACGCTTGAGCAAGTAAAGAATCACGTTGACCCTTTAGTTAAAGGTCAAGTTGATAAGCTCAATGAAAAGCTTGATGAACTAGAAGATACTTACGAAAAAGAAATCGCTAAGTTGAAACAAGGTTCTGGATTTTCTGAAAAAGAAAACGCTGAGAAGCTAGAAAAAGAACAAGAACTATACGGCAAGTATTTCCGTAAAGGTATTCAGTCTATGTCTCCTGCTGAACAAACTGAGTTTTTAGAACTTACTAAAGGAATCAATCAAAAGTTCAATTTCTCTGGAAATGATGCTGATGGTGGGTTTGTTGTTCGTCCTGACTTCTCAAACAGAATCAATCAAGATGTAAAAGAAGATTCTCCAATTCGTCAAATCGCTGAGACTATGACAATCGGCACAAATGAGTTTGTTGATTATTATGATGAATCAGACGTTAACGCAGGATGGGTAGGCGAAACTGCATCACGTCCAAAAACATCAAGTCCAAGTCTTAACGAGATTCGCATTCCAGTAAATGAAATGTATGCAAGTCCAGAAGCAACACAAAATTTGATTGATGATTCATTCATTAGTATTGAGGATTGGTTGCAAGGAAAATTAGTTTCTAAGTTCGCAAGACTTGAAGGAACTGCTTTCGTTGAGGGTGATGGTAATAAAAAGCCTAAAGGATTCTTGAGCTACAATGCTGGAAGTGGTTTTAATAAGCTTCAACAAATCACATCTGCGGGGTCTGGTGTAATCGCATTCGATGACTTAATTGATGTAACTGACGCACTTCTTGACTCATTCAAATCTAATGCTAGATGGGTAATGAACAAGGAAACACGTTCAGAGCTTCGTAAGCTTAAAGACAATGACGATCAATATTTATGGCAACCTGACAATCAAGACGGTATCGCATCTAGCCTATTGGGGTATGGGGTAACTATCGCGGTAGATATGCCAGCAATCGCAGGATCGGCATTATCAATAGCTTTCGGCGATTTCCGCAGAGGTTATAAGATCGTAGATCGTCAAGGATTAAGAATATTACGTGATCCATTCACAAACAAGCCGTTTATTAAGTATTACACTACTAAGCGAGTAGGTGGAGGTGTTCAACATTTCCAAGCAATTAAAATCTTAAAGGTTCAAGCTTAATAGGCTTGAACCCTATTTAATAAGGAGAAAATATAATGCAAGATTTACACAATATCATTGATCAGTTAGTGGCATTAAAACCACAAACTATCGCAACTGATACTACTACAGTAGGTGAAACAATCGACTTAGCTGATGCTGAAGCGGTTGAAATGAATCTAGCTGTTGGAACTGCTACTGATGGAGATTATTCTGTGTCATTTTATGAGTCTGATGATTCTGGAATGAGTGGCGAAACCGAGATTCCATCAAATCGAATTAAAGGTGATTTATATGATACTGCATATACTGCGGTTTCATTGGCATCTTTAAATTGGGGTGTTGAAAAAGACCTTAGATACATTAGAGCGAAAGTAGTATCAACTTCAACTAGTTCTGGTTCTGATCTTTCTATGGTTGCAACATTAGGACGTTTGAGAGCTTCTCTAGCAAACGACCGCAACGCATAACAATTCTGGTCTGGTAAACTGGTTTCTGATTGAAGGGCAAGGCGGTTTATAATTGTCTTGCCCTTTTTTTTATGACTATGAGAAAAACATTAATAACAGCACCAACAACCGAGCCAGTAACATTAAATGATGCGAAAGCTTTCGCGCGGATAGATTGTTCAGAGGATGATTTCTTAGTCTCTAGTTTTATCACACAAGCCAGAGAATACGCAGAGAATTATACAAATAGAAAATATGGTTCTCAAGTATGGGAATTAACATTGGACGCGTCAGAGATTGCGAAATGTATTAAATTAGAGGAATTTGATGTACAATCGGTCAACTCGATAACCGTATATGATGAGGATAATGTTTCGAGTGTAATTCCTACCGATGAATATGACGCTTATAATAATCGCATACTATTCGATTTAGGCACATATGATCTAAGATTATTAGATTCTATGGTGATCAATTATACAGTTGGTGGAGAATCTACTCCCGATCAAGTAAAACTTGCGATTATGCAAATGGTGGCTACTTGGTATGAGAACCGAGAAGCATTAGTATCTGGAACTATTACAGCAATGGTTGACGGCTCAGTGATGGCTAATTTATCGGGATATATGATTTATTCAGTATGAGTAATTCTCTAATAGGCAGAATGAGGCACAGGGTATCACTGAAAAAGGAATCCGATGCTCCTAGCGATACATTCAGCAACACAACCACATACAAGCAAGTCAAAGATGTTTGGGGCGAGTTGGTTAGTGTTTCTGGTAGGTCATACTACACCGTTAGAAATCTACTCGATACGACAAGCCACACATTGACTATACGATACGACAAGCAATTTGATACTACAGGTGAAGTAGATCACGTTGTCTATTGTGATCGGTTGTTTCGAATATCTACAAGTCAGATTTTTAACGAACGAAACAGATTTATAATTTTTCAATTAGAGGAAATGGGCGAAGAAACAAGTTATGTCAGCTAAAATCAAAATGACAGGAAGTGTTGAAGCTTATTTGGTTCAAGCCGAAAGAGATATTCGAGGTAATGTAGATAAGGCGATTACGCAGTCAGCGTTCTTGGTTAAATTAAAAGCGCAAAAGAATATCCAAAGCGGGCAACGATCTGGACGCAAATATAAGAGGGGTAAATCTGGTATAATTGGTCAACGATCTGCACAAGGTGAATTTCCAAAATCTGATACAGGTATTTTAGCAAGAAGTATTACAACTGTATCAAAGATGAAGGGCGAGGCTATTGTAGGAACTGATATTAAGTATGGTGAATATTTGGAAAATAAAGACCCATCAAAAGGCGGTAGACCTTGGCTCGAACCTTCATTTGATCAGGTTGAACCAAAGATTAAAGTATTAATCCAGAAAGCAGTAAAAGAAGGGGCAATGCCTAAATGAGAATATCGGAAATAGTTGAGCGATTAAGAACCAAATTGCCAAGCGGTACATGGGGCAGTCGTATTTATGGAGTTGCAGAATTTGAAACTGCTATTCGTGATCATAGGTCTGTATTCCCTGCTATGTTCGTAACTTATAGGGGGTCATCGGCTAGTAATATTGGCGACCGTAATAGTTCAACATTAATTCAAGATGTCACTGAATCATTAGATATATTCTTAATGCTCGATAATAAGAATAAGAACGACATAACAGGATTAAACGCTCAAGATCAAGTTCATGACATAAGAAAAGCGTTATGGTTGTCATTACTCTATTGGAATTTAGATGTATATGACGCTAACGATCAGGGTTTTCAGTATAATGAATTTAGATTTGTGGGTGATGAACCTTTTGCGGTAGATGCAGAAAGATACATTCATAAATTTACGTTTGATATTGGGTTTAATGTTTCGAACCTTACTCAAGGCATCGGGTCACATAATCCAGAAGAAGTTGACGACCTA